CGTCCTATTGGCAGCTCAGATTATTTTAGTGCTTTTTTAGCCGACGGTACAATAAATTTTGATGCTGGTCAAGTTTTATATCGAATTGCATTTAACTCAGCCGACGATTATAATCTCAACACTGGATTACAAACTGTTACTGGCCAAGCAGTTTCTTCGTCTGGATCTGGTACTGATGCAACTGCATTAACCGGTCGCGCCGGCGGCCCTGCTGCGATCAATAGAACATTTATTGCCAAGGAAGTTTACAGCACCTTTTCCAAAGGCAAATTTACACAAGAGCTCAAAGGCAGTATTCTATTAGATAAAACCACAGCAGACAATGCAGCGGCCGCGGCCGCTACACAATTTCTTCAACAACAGGCCATCACTGCTCTTAGTTCTAGTAGATTAGGTTCTTCGTTGACTGCAGCAGTTGGTGGTTTTGCAATGCCTGCTTACACGCCAACCACGGTGAACGGGGCACTGAGTGCCGTGACAAATTCTGCTTTAAATTACTTGGCGCAAAACGTATTGGGTGGACAGTCAACGAGACCATCTACTCTGCCAGGTGCTCCTACCAGCGGCGGCCAGTCGGTAGTGGATACATTGCTTGGCAGACTTATTGGGCCACCAAAATTAAACAATGTGGTCAATCAAGGAGACCAAATAACTGTTGTGCAGGATCCATACTATGGATTAACGCCTGAACAAATTGAAGCTCTAGGCCTTGCGGATCCTACCGATCCGTTTATCCGTGCTAGATTGGGTATACCACAAATATCAGAAATTGAAAGGCCACCGGTAGTAAACCCGGTAAGTAATCAGACCATGGCAGGTACAGATGATTCTGGTGATAGCGCAACAACCGCTGAATATCTGTTTGCGTCAAACAATGAAACACCACGTCTGTTGGATGCTCCGCAAAGCATCCCACAAGATTTAAACGATTTTTTCGGATAAAGAATGTCAGAAAACACACAAAGAAGTCGAGGCCGCCCAGAGAACTACAAATTTGATCGTGGTGGCATGCCTGCAGAAATGGGCCCGTTTATTGGCACTGTGGTCAACAATGTAGACACTACTCGTAGCGGCCGCCTACAGGTGTATATTGATCAGTTTGGAGCCACCAACAAAGACGGCACTCCAAGTCTTGGTGAGCCTAGCTTGTGGCGCACAGTAAGTTATTGCCCGCCTTTTTATGGAGCAACTGTACCATTAGGAACCAGTGCAGGAGTTGGCACATATCCAGGCAACAGCAACAGTTATGGCATGTGGTTTACTCCGCCCGATGTTGGGGTTCAAGTTTTGTGTTTCTTTGTGGGTGGCGATCCTGGCAAAGGATATTATGTAGGGTGTGTGCCAACAAACGGAATCAACCGTATGATTCCAGCAATTGGAGCAGTTGACACAAAAGAATATGCATTGTCAGCTTCTGCCAGGGCATCAGGACTGTTCAACGATGCTAAACAATTGCCAGTAGTAGAAATTAACGAACTAAACAAAGGCATTAATCAAAATCCCAAGTTTTATGATCAACAAAAACCAGTGCAAAATGTCATCGCCGGCACGTTCCTACAGCAAGGGTTAATTACTGATACTGTTCGTGGTCCTATAAAAAGCAGTAGCCAACGAGAAAGTCCCAGTTCGGTCTACGGAATCAGCACTCCAGGAAAGCCAAATATCAAGGTGGCTTGAAACCAGAAACTATCAAGAGACAGTTGGAGTCAGGTGCAGTTAAACCGCAAGACATAGTGGTAATTGGTCGCATGGGTGGCCACACCTTGGTCATGGACGACGGCGACCTGTCAGGCAAAGATACCTTGGTTCGTATACGCACAGCCAAAGGCCATCAGATAACCATGAGTGACGATGGCAATTGTTTTTATATCTGTCATGCCAATGGACAAAGCTGGATTGAACTAGGACAAAACGGAACTATTGATCTTTACAGCACCAACTCGGTTAATGTTAGAACACAAGGTACACTAAACTTACATGCCGACAAAGACATCAATTTGTATGCAGGTGGCAGTATCAAAGCAAAAGCTCAAGCTGAGTTCAAGCTGGAAGGTGTTGCAGGAATAACTATGAACTCCGCTCAAGCAATATCCATGTATGGACAAACTAAGGTTGGCATACGAAGTGATGGTGCATTGGCCTTGCAAAGCAAAACTGGTAGTTGGAATGGTGGAGGAAGTTTAAATTTCAAAGCATCGGTTATTAACTTAAATGGCGGAAAGGCCTCTCCGGTTAGCCCAGTGAGATCAATGAGCGGATTTAAGTTAGCCGATACTAGATGGGTCGAAAATAAAGGTTGGACGTCACAACCGGGCGTTTTGTCAACTATTGTTACCAGAGCTCCTACTCATGAACCATTTAAAGGACACAACAGTGGAGTTGATGTTACTACTAATTTAAATGATCTGTCGGCCAATGCTATTACCACAGTTACATCCACCAACACGTCTACTCTTCCAACCGTAACAAGTAATACTGAATTGGCCAAAATTGGTTTTAACAGAATAGCAACAAGACCGGTTGCAAAGCCGTTGACCAAAGCTGAATTCATTGGAACAACACCAGCAACCTCAACCGTACCGGCAGAAACAACATGACCACTATATTGACCACAGGACAAGTTACAGCACTTGTAGCCCAGGCTAGAGCAGCGGCCTTTTATACTTCTACAGACATCACTGGAGAATTGTTACCGGACTGGGATATTGCCAGCAATGGTGAGGCAGTGTATGCTGGTCCAGAAATATCAGACAGAGGAATAGGGCTGTATGGACAAACACCGGCTGGGTTGGTCTTGGTTGGTTTGTTGAAACCTGCTGCCTTGAGTCTTATGACAGATCCTAGCATGACTTTTGCTGTGTTGAATTCTCCAATATCGTGGACCGGAGCATACAGCATCAATAGTCTGGCAGATTATCTAGATTCTCCTATACTACAAGGACAAGTTCAAGTGGCCTTGTATGATGGAGCATATCAAGGACTTGTTGATTATCAAGTAATACTGGGCAACGAAGAAGCTAGATATATTGCTGCTTTTCTGCAACCTGCGGTTAGATATGGTGTGGATGCAGTAGTGGCCTACATTCAAGGAACAGCAGATCCTCAGTTGTCCTCGGCTGTGGAAATTGCTGGTCGCCAAGGAATTTATGCTATAGATTTTGTTGATACTTATGGTGAGGAATTACAGTTAGCGCCAGCACCTGTAAGTTCAGACAACACAGTAATCAGAGATCAAATTGATCAAGCCGTTCAAGACATAATTGACAATCCCAAAATACCCACGTTGGAATATGCCAATATTGCGGCTATAGAAGCTGATGTTGTTGCCTCGGCCCGTGCCGCTGAGCTAATAGCTGATGTTGGCAATATAGTCATACCTATACCGCCAACCAATGATGACGATGGAACTTTCCGCTTTTCACGTGGGTCAAGACGAGGTTAAATACTAGACTATGCCAACATTCATTGGATTTAACACTCAGGATCAATACAAAAAGTTTACATTGCTAGATGAAGACTTGGTCAAGCGCGACTTGTTAAACGGCCTAAACATTAGACAAGGTCAATTGCCGGGTCGTCCACAATTTGGCACTACACTGTGGGAAAATTTATTTGAAAATCAGTCACCTGCGTTGGTTACTGCTATAGAAAATGAAATTCAACGAGTTGCTGGGTATGATCCACGCATACAGATATTTGAGACCCAGATTTTCCCGCAAGAAAATGGAATATTAATACAAGTGCAATTGGCTGTGGTTCCTAACTCTACTGCACAACAACTGAGCATATTTTTTAATCAGCAACAGCGCCGCGCAAGCTATGTTTAACTGAGCCGTTTTTGATTTCCATAAATACAAGAACACAGGATCATTATGGCATCTACAACTAGACAAACAGTAATTTTTGGCGTTGAGGATTGGAAAAGAATCTATCAAACGTACCAAGAGGCGGATTTTCAAAGTTATGACTTTGAAACCTTACGCAAAAGTTTTGTAGATTATCTGCGTCTATACTATCCAGAAACATTCAACGACTATATTGAAAGTTCAGAATTTATTGCCCTACTAGATGTTATGGCATTTATGGGCCAAAGTTTGGCATTCCGTACCGATTTAAACACACGTGAAAACTATATTGACAGTGCTGAACGTAGAGACAGTGTGGTCCGTTTGGCCAATTTGGTCAGCTACACGCCTAAACGCAATATAGAAGCAAGCGGCTACCTCAAAGTATTTTCAGTCTCGACCACAGAAGATGTCACTGACATCAACGGTATTGACCTGGCCAACGTGACAGTCAACTGGGCAGACCCTACAAACTTCAGCTGGCAAGAACAGTTTACAGCAATTATAAATGCCGCCTTGATTGATGCACAACGAGTGGGTGTTCCGGGTGCTAGAGCCACAATACTTGGAGTTGACACCGCAGAGTATAGTATTAATCTTGTGCCCGGCTACTTGCCAGTGGTTCCGTATACTGCTACAGTTGACGGAATTAATATGCCATTTGAAGCAGTTACTTCTACAATTATAGGACAAGAGTATGTGTATGAACCTAGTCCTAGACCCAGCGGACGATTTAACATATTATTCCGCAATGATCAATTGGGATTTTCCAGTGCCAACACCGGATATTTTTTCTTGTTCAAACAAGGTACATTGCAAAATCAAGATTTTAATTTAGCTGATCGAGTCAGTAATCGCACAGTGGATATCAATATTGAAGGCGTCAACAATACTGATGTTTGGTTGTATCAATTAGACAACGTGGGCAGCATTGCTACCGAATGGCAATATGTTCCTAGTGTTTATGGTGTTGCTGCGGAGCAAACATCTCCAGGAAGACGGCCTTTGTTTAGTGTGACCAGTAGAACCAACGATCAAATAACTTTAACATTTGGCGACGGAGTGTTTAGTGACATTCCAGTAGGAACATTCCGCAACTATGTTCGTGCAAGTAATGGATTGCAATACATTATTAATCCGCAAGAAATGCAAAGCATTGCTATACCTATTAGCTATGTGAGTCGCACTGGGCAATTACAAACTTTAACATTTACTTGCGGCATCACTACGCCAGTGTCAAACGCACAGCCACGCGAAACTCTTGCTCAAATCAAAGCCAATGCTCCTGCAAGATACTACACACAAAATCGTATGGTCAATGGCGAAGATTATAATAATTTTCCGCACACTGCTTACAACTCAATTTTAAAAAGCAAAGCACTGAATCGTGCCAGTATTGGGGTCAGCCGTTATCTTGACCTAGTAGACAACACTGGAAAATATTCCAGCACCAACACTTTCAGCAGTGACGGAGCCTTGTATCAAAACTACAGCTTACCTACTTTTCAATTCGTTACACAAACCACTAACGAAACCAACAGTGTTATTTTGAATGAGGTTCAACCATTGTTGGGAGAAAGTCAAGCACAACAATTTTATTACGCACAATTTCCAAGATCTAATTTAACTGCTTTATCGATAAGTTGGCAACTTAGCACAAGTCAAGCCGGCAGTTCCACTGGTTATTTTGTAAACTCATTAGGGAATCCTGTACCGATCAATGGTACTTCGGCGTCCAATGCCAAATATATT